TATATTTAAAGTCCCAGCATCTAATGATATACCAGAACTGTCTATAGCACCTATTGGAAGACCACTAGCACTATATATCTTTATTAAACCATTACCATTACCAGAACCACCTACAGTTAATATTCCACCATTAATTCTATTAGCAGATATAAAACCTGTAATTATCTGTCCACCATCTATTATTGTCTGTCCTGTCGAGTATAATTCCCATTCATATATATGATTACCGCCATTTATATTGTTACCATTACCATAAAGTCTTATATATCTTGCAGCTATAGGTATTGGGAATTTATCAATAGTAGGATTATAAGCAGGAGTTCCACTAGTTGAAGGTGCAGAAACAGTCCAACCTGTATTGTTGGCATTACCTACTGCATAATACCAAGTAACTCCATCAATAGAGTATTTTATTTTATAGTAATAATATCTAGTATCTGTACTAAAGAAGAATGCTCTACTTTCTGCAATTCTATAAGTTGCTCCTAAATCTATTTGTATATAACCACTTTCAGCACCGTTATTGATTTGGTTTCCGGAACCGAAAGAAGTATATCCTGAACCAACAACTTTAAGACCATCTACAAAGTTTGTATTATCGTTACCAGAATAACTCTTACCTAATGCTAAATTTCCACTTGCTACGGAACCATCACTAACAGTTAAAAGACCTTGTATATCTATTTTATTAGCTTGAATTTTAATTGATTCTGCGGTCTGATTAATTCTAGATATCACTTCAGATGTTCCGACTTTACCTGATAAATCATTTGTATATAATGTTGAACTTCTAACCGTTGTAACAATAGCTGTATCTGTTATTTTTGATTCAGCAGAAGTAATTCTTTGTGTTATCCCATCTTTTACCCAATCAGAAGCTGTATAAGCACCAGTTGATCTAGCAACAGCACAAACCATATTATTTCCACCAGCGGATGAATCAACCCATAAATCACCAATATTATAAGGTGGTGTAGGTTGAGATGTGAATACTTTACTTTTATTATTTACAGCTGCAATGGTAGCGTATGTCGAAGATACAGTAGTTAATACTCCATTAGAACTTGCCGTTATAGCAGAGTTCATAGCTATAGTACTACTATAATTATTATGCAGATCTGTGGATACCGTGGAAACTTGTTGGCTTATTAAAGTATTAGTTTGAGTAGTTGTACTATAATTAGTGGTTATATTTGTATTAACGGCATCTATAGCACTCTGTATACCATTAATACTTGCTGTGATATCAGTACTCCATACTTTGGAAGTTATCTGACCTTGGATTATTCCAATAGAGGTGCCTTGACTGGTTAATGTATTTCCTTGAGTAGTTACTGTACTTTTTAATGATGTAAATTGTAAATCAAGAGTCTGAGCTTCAGTATCTAAATATATTTTAGATGCTTTTAGAGTTTGAGACGATCCATTCATTTGTACAAATAAGCTTGTAATGTTTATCTTAGTTGCATTAATATTAGCAGTATCAGATACCATATCATCCCTGATTATTTTGTCTTTTATACCTGAAGCCTTAATACCTAAAGCGTCAAACATTAAATTTCCACTTGCATCCCAAACATACATATTATAGTCGTTAGCAACATCCTTACCTATTTGGACCCTAACTCGAGTATTATCTTTTATTTGTATTGTATTATCGTACATAAGCAGGTTGCCGTTATCAGATACAACTCTAAACTTATTAGTACTAATGTCTCCTGCTTCGATTTTTGCTACAGATAATGATATAATTTGTGCCGAACTTATAGCCGAATTAGCAATAACCGCACTTCCAGCTTGAATAGCACCTGCCTGTAAGTTAGTCGCTCCGACATTTCCGGCTAATACTGTCTTAATAGATGCCGTATCAGATTCTATTATAGTTATTCTCCCTGTAGCAGCAGTTAAATCTATTACATCGGCCTTCTTTATTAAAGCTGAATCCATATCAGCTAATCCTATTTTGATTGTTCCAACTTCTTTATCAAACATAGCCGTTGTATCTTTAATCTGTTGATTTGCACTACGGAATCCATCAGAAATAGTACTAGCGATATTAGATTTAGCTTCACCAAGCTCAACACTATCGTACTTATCAGTTAATACATTATATATAGTCTTTATACATTTAGCTACTGCACTTACTCCCAGTTCCGAAAACTCAACATTAACGTAATCACATAGCATAACAACTTCGACATTAACTAAATTCTTATATTCCTCAAATTCAGCTAACTGAACGAATGATACATCTATAGATATCTTTGGGATTCCTATATTAGTATTCACCATAAAGTTATTAGCTTCAGTTCTTATTTGGTCTTGTGTTGGTGCTCCATCGAATGATTGAGATAAATCCAAAGGATAAATCTTAACAAAGTCATATGTCCCAGGAGCATTTAATGTTTTCTCATCCAGTTCTATTAAAGTGTCGACGTACGTATTAGTTCCTGTTCCATCATCAACTCTACCATACCAGTATGGATAAACGCCTGTATATACTGCACTACAATTCTCTTCTTGCTTAAGATCTATAAGGTTCTTCCCATATTGTATAGAAACTCCCCTATTTTGGCCTCTTTGTTCATGAAGTTTAACGGCAAATACATCAAATTCATACTCTCCACCATAATTATTTTGGACTTCATTACCCAGAATGGACCTTATGCTTACTGGTTTAGATATTATTGTATCACCAACTGCTTCACTATTAGTCTCAAATGTAAAAGGACATGGTATAACAGATTTACTTTTGAGATTAACAAATGTAACGTTAGCTGAATCTGCATAAAATGGTGACACAGGATAACCAGTTAAATCATAACTTATATGTTGTGCACTAACAGTAACAACTCCATTTATAGGTTTTGATATATTATATATTCTGAATGGTTGTTCATTTGAGTAGGGATTTGGTTTTGTAAATATTATCCTTCTCAGGGCTAAATCATAGTAATGATTTCCAATTATCGGATATTGCATCTCCAGTTCAAATTGACCATTGGTTTCCTCGGTAACTGTACATGATATAGCATCACTTAGATTCCCTAATCCATTAGTTTCGAAATTGACAGCTGATGATTCAAATAATGTAATCATATCGTCCACCATTTAGGTACAATCTCTACAGATGTAATGCTTCCTGTAAATGAGATTAAATTACCCCCTGGAACTAATTTTGGGAATTTTCTATTAGCTACTGTTACGTACATATTTAAATTAGTCATACCATTATATGCATCACCAATCTCACAATTCAAATCTATGGAACCTATAATATTTGTAAGTGTTACTGTATAATCGCCAACATGTAGTACTCCATCACCATTTCCCTTAACTGTAATTATAGGTAATGCAGTATACTTTGTGGGATTCGTCAAGGTCTGGGGACCTGCGATTATGGTTTTCAAGTCCCCAGTTTTAAGGAATCTTTGAGGCATACGGTTAAAAGTGATTGTGGCTCTACCAGCTTGTTGAAGTATATTATCTATTGATTTTTCTTCTGAATACATTGCCATCTTATAATAGTCAGGTTCATATGAGTCTTCAAGACGTGCATATCCTGATGCGGAATGAAGCCAGTCCGAAACAGCATTAGCCATAGCTACATAGTTTCCATTGATTGCCCCTATTGCTATTGGATAAGAACGATTAACATTCTTATAAGACCCCATATCCATTGTCAAATCACCATTCCGTCCAGGAATAGGGACAATATTATAATTTCTCTCAGCCATTTCATATTCAGGTGGATGCTCCACTACAAATATATCTTCTGAAGATTGATTATTAAATGTAATTATGCCCATACCGCATCCCTCCTATCTACTTGTTTTTGTAACTTACGTGATACTGCATCTGCAATTTCATCAGGATTATTACCTGTAATATAGAATATATTCTTGGTTTCTCCACCATTATTGTTAATTGTATCACCAGATGTTCCATTCGATGGTGCTTGATTGTTTCTGAAACCTGTCGCAGCCATATTTGCAGCATTAATTGTTCCATTCATAGAGTATCCATCCAAATTACTCATTAGACCATTTATCTGTTTACTCCCATTTTGAATGTCAGACAAATCAAGCACTGGACGAATAGTTGGATTCATATCAATGTTTCCACTAAGTACATCAGACATGCCTGATATAGCATTAGATAATGAATTAAGAGCCATATTTCCAACGTTCTTAGCAGCATCAGCAGCTAATCCAGCTTTATTCCTTAATGCATTAACCAAACCTAGGATAGAGTAAACACCTATGGATTCAAACTCTTTGGAAGGTGAATGAATACCTAATACTTTCTTAGCAGATGCTATAACTGAGTTAGCCAAACTACCAGCCCAATCAGCAGCATTCTGTATTTGAGATTTTATGCCTTTAATGAACCCAAGCACTAAGTTAACACCTGCATCTTGAAGTTTCCATACGCCATCACCAATCGCTCCAACTATTGCACTGATAAGATTACCAACTGCATTATATATTGCATTGTGATTATTTCTAATGGCATCAGCTAATCCATTGATAAATGAGATTATAACTTTGAATGCAGTGTCAATAATAGCAGGTAGTTTGGATGACACACCATTAATAAACCCTAATATAACATTAATTCCTGCAGTTGTAACCTTTTCAATATTATTACTAATCCCAGTTAATATTCCAAGAATTAGTTTCATGCCAGCATCTACCATAAATGGTATTTCTTCAACTAAGAAATTTATGAAGGAATTAACTAATATGCCTAAGCTAGTTATTATCTTTGGCGCCATTATTACAATAGTATCTATAATAGAATTTAATATCTTCATAAATGCATCTGCCACAACTGGAGCATTATCGCCAATAGTTTTAATAAAATTAATTAACCCAAGAGCAAGAGAAGATAAAGCTAATGGTATTAGATTTATTAAGCCAGTTACGACACCTGTTAAGGCATCCATGCCAGATGACCCAGAAGCAGCTAAAGCATTTAATCCTTGAGCAAACAACATCATTCCAGTACCAACTGCTAGGCAAGCTATTCCAAATAAAGCTATAGCGCCTGCTAGAGTAAGTATGACTGGAGATAATGGGGCTAACGCAAAGGCGGTTAAACCTAGAATTACCATTATTCCAGCTAATGAACCTATACCAACGGCTAAAGTTTTAATATCCATAGACCCTAGTTCCTTTAATACTTGAACTAGAACCATTATTCCGCCAGCAAATAATACTAGGCCTGCTGCACTTACTATTAAGTTTCCACCTTGTGATAGTTTAACAAATCCTCCAATACTAATTATCAGAGCTGAAATTGCTAGTCCAGCTGCTAATAATCTAGGAGTTTCTATTTGAGCTAGAGCAACTAAAGCTGCTGCTAATATACCAACACCTATTGAGAATCCAATAAGTCCAGCAGATGTCTTTTGTAAATCTCCACCTTTTGAAGTGTGTACGAATACTGAAATAGTTGTCAACAGAACTGCTAAAGCTGTACTAGCAACTATAAGTTTCTTAGTATCAAGAGCTGATAGTATGGCAATAACTCCTGCTAATATCATGATGCCAGTACTAAATCCAATTATCCCTTTAGCACTGTTCGCTAAATCTCCACCTTTTGTTAAGTTAGTAAATAATGCTATAGTAGATATTAATGCCATTATGACTATAACGCCTTGCGCCGCTTTGCCAGAATCAATCTTAGATATGAGAGTTACTGCAGCTGCTAATATGGTAATACCAACTGAGAATCCTATTAATCCTCCAGCACTAGCCGCAAGATCGCCTCCCCTAGTGACATTTATAAAGTTAGCAATTACAGTCATAAGTGCTGAAATAGCAACTGTTCCTTGAACTACTTTTCCTGTATCAAGTTTTCCTAGAATATCTAATGCTTTAGTTATTATCATTATACCTATTGCAAATCCTATTAATCCAGCTGCGCTCTTAGCCAAATCGCCACCATTTGTCACCATTATGAAGTTTGCTATCAAGGTCATAAGAGCCGCTATAGCAACTCCACCTTGTATTAATTTAGTGGTATCGAGTTTACCTAGAGTGGATAATGCTTTAGACATAATTAGAATACCTATGGAGAATCCTATTAAACCACCAGCACTAGCAGCTAAGTCTCCACCTTTTGTAACATTTATGAACACACCAATCATAGCCATGAGACCTGCTATAGCAACTGTTCCTTGCATTAATTGTTCATATTTAAGCTTTCCAAGGATAGTTAATGCTCCTGCCAAGATTGTTAAACCTATAGCAAAACCAACTATTCCACCTGAACTAGCAGCTAAGTCTCCACCTTTGGTCAGATTTATAAAAGCTGCAATTGTAGTCATAAGGGCTGCAATAGCTACAGTTCCTTGGATTAAGGTTTGTGGTTTGAGTTTACCAAGTATTGCTAACGCACCTGCTAGGATGGTTATTCCTATTGAGAATCCTATTAGGCCACTAGCGCTAGCTTTTAGATCTCCACCAGCGGTTAATTTAATAAACGCTGCAACGGCCATCAATAATGTGGATAATGCACCAACACCATTTATTAATTGTGCTGGTTTTATAGAAGATAATATTCTAACTGATTCAGCTAATAACAGCATGGCTACACCAAGAGCTATTAATTGACCAGTTACCTTTTGTACTGTTTTTATTTTTTTGTTCATAAATGTAAGAGCTCCAACAAGTTCTACCATTAGTACAGTGAGAACACCTAAACTCTTACCTAACTTAGCTATATCTATGAATGACATAGCAATAAGAGCTGCGGCCAATATACCTAAAGCTATAGCGACTTTCATAAGAGCATCAGCCTTAACTTTTAATTGGAATGCCTTCAATGAGTTACCAACTTCATCTAATATGCCTTTGAAACTTTCCATTATGTCTTTTACTGTGCCTAGCATTCCAGTTACAGTTTTAATACCCTTAGCGAGTTCCTTACCTATAAATAATAGACCTGCTCCTGTTAGTATTGAACCAACATCATTCATTGAAAGACTATCAAATTTCTTCTTTATGGAATCTAGAACTGGTCCTAGAACACTCCATATCGCTTTAGCGGCTACAACAATACCATTCTTTACGCTTACAAAGAAATCCTTAGTTCTTGATAATCCCTCGCTCAATTTATCAAAAGCTAATTTAAGATTATCTGTTTGATTGGTTGCTTCGGAGAAGACCTGTTTGGTTCCACCTAAACCTTCTGCAAATACTGTCATTGGTTTCATAGAATCCCTAAGTGCTGTAGCCCATGTAATAATATTATTCTTTATATCTGTTAGTTTTGGTCCTATAAACATCGAAGCCTGATTGAATGCGAGTGTCATATCAGTAACAGCTATGGATATATACTTACTTGCTATGGCTATACCCTTACTTATTTCAGTCATTGCTTTTCCAATTATGTCGTTCTTCTTAATTAAGTCATCTAGATAAGTTAGGAAGTTACCAACTGTTGCAGTAGCACTTGTTAGTCCTTCTACTAATCCAAAAGAACGTCCAGTAAGGGCATTTATAATTAGACCTATACCTCCAGCTACAAGTTTTATTGGAAGTAATGCAATATCAAGAATTGAGAATAAACCTTTAAATGTTACTTTAATGTTATTTGCAATTCCATCTCCTATTTTGAGCTTTTCAGTTAGAGCCTCGAATCCTTTACTTATCTTAACGAGATTCATACCAGTTTCAGGTGGAAATACCTCTCTCCATGCCTTCTGAACTGCACCTAAAACCTTACCTAATGATGTAAATATATTTGTAATCCCTTTTATAACCGCATCTCTTCCGCCATTTGCTTTCCAAAAATCTAACATATTATTTCTAGCATTAGCGGATGATCCAGCTATTGCTCCAAATGCATTATTTAAGTTTGTAAATAGTACAGCAGCTTCATCTCTATTGCCAACGATGGTCTCCCAAGTCTGTGCCCATCCTGATTGAACAGACTCTTTCATAGTATCGAGTAATTGAGTAAGAGTTTTAACTTGTGTAGCTGCCTGTATAAGTGATTTATCATTAGCAAATTGTTCTAGAGTCTTTGTAAGGACCTTAGTTGTTATCCAACCATCCTGTAAGGAATCTCTGAATGATACCGCCATGTTTCTACCATGACCCATTGATTTAGCAGTCTTCTCTAATGCCTTCTGGAATAGTTCGCCACCCATACCAGCATTAACTACTGAATTCCAGTCCTGTAATTTGACAGAACCAGCTGCAATAGCCTGAGATAATTGATACATTGCTGTTGATGCTTGCAATGCACTTGATCCTGAACCCGCCGCTAAATTGGCTATACCTTTAATAGATGCAACTGAGGTCTTCAGATCCACACCAGCTGCGGTAAACGTACCTATATTTCTAGCCATCTCGGCAAAGTTATATATAGTCAGATCAGCGTAAGTATTCAACTCATTAAGAGCTGCAGTTACATCTGCCATTTTGGTACCTTTACTAGCGGTATTAGTTAATATTGTTTGTATGGCATTCATCTTTGTTTCGTATTCTTGAAACCCTGTTTTAATAGGATCTATTGTTAAAGCAGATAATAGACTTTTACCAGCATTAACAGCCGAATTTGTAATATTAGCAAGGGCGGTTACACCGACAATACCAAGTGCTGTAAACTTTTCAGATATATTATTTACGCCTTCAGATATTCCTTGAAGTGTGAATGTTTTAGCGACTTTTTCTAGATTAGTTAAACTTTTTGCAGATTCATCTAGATTCAAACCCTTCTTAAGATTATCAAGAGATTGTGTACTAGTTTTTATATTAGCCTCAAATTGTTTATTGTCAAACTGCATCTGAACAACTCTATTATCTATAGTACTCATATTGTGGTTACCCCCTTCCATAATTCATTTGCTATTTTATCAAAAATTGGTTTTATCGCTGGATTAATATAATCTCGTCCTTGAACATATCCACCATTCCGCGTAGCATGCCCATATTGTATAAGTACAGCTACTGGAATTCCATTTGCATCATTTGAATTAGTCCATGTTATTTTAGCTCTTCCTGACTTAATGGTTATAATATAATCCCAAGAACTGGCAGTCTCTCCGGAATCAGTTGGGGTTGCTGATGCTAATGCAGCTTTGCCTTCTTCTGCATATTTACTAAGCATTGTCATGTAAGTAGATCCAATGTTTCTACTTTTGGTGAAGAATGTTTCTGTATTCTTAAAGTCACCTTTTTGTTTAAAAGTTATCATTATATTAACCCCCACTATTTAATCTTTTTCTTCTCTGGGCATTTAACTGTCGATTTCTAGCAGCTAATTCACTTTTGCCCATCTTTTTAGGTGGGGAGTTCTTTATATTACATACATTAATGAGTGTTAATAATCGACTGAGATGTCGCTTTTCCCATTCTAATGGTATATTTAAGGTTATCATCCAATAGTAAATAATCTCAGCAGTTATAACATCCCTGTTAAGTGATTTAGATCCCTCATTCGCAAATGTTGTAGCCGTCATCTCATCTGTAATGTAATCTTTTATATGTTCAACGATATCAGCCGCATATTTTAGATTATAATAGACTGATTCATTAACATTTTGTGTTATAGTCATGCATCTTATGTAATCAATTGTCTCATCAATTGTTTTTTCCTCTTTTTTTAAGAATGGTTTCTTCCACTTAGACTCCCATTTTGAAAGGGAAACCAGTGAGTGTTCTATAACTATTGTCTGCCCTTTCGATTGGATGAATTCATTGCTATCATCGTCATAGAGCTCTTTATCAGGTATCGTGACCTTTAACATCTCCCAATCCCCCTTTTCAAAACTAGAATCTTTTCCCATTTTAAAGTTGTAACACTATATAGGGTATTTATGTCAACTACATTTTAGGCTTAATTTAAGTTCTTTCAGGAAAATGCCAAGTTCTTGGCAACGGTTCCTCAGAGTATGATACAGAAGTCATCCAAGCGATATTCTGTGGTATTGCAAATTCAGATTCGGCTTTAAAATCGTTATAGCCATCCGTAAATACTTGTAAATTTGAACATCCAGTTTCTTTAGACCATACTTGTACAATTATAGCAGGTCTATGTTTTCCTTTGCTGGTTACATAGTGGACTATTCTTCCTTCAGTTATACCATCCATTTTGCATCCCCCTTATATTGCTGCTTTTGATGTTGGAGCTTCTACTTGTGGAGTTATTCCGTTAACAAACTCAGCTGCTGAATCGGCATTCATAGCTAATTCCATAAATAGATTGCTATATGCTTCTGTCTGTGAGAATTCATCTCTCAATGCTTGTGATTTTATAAATCTTCTTCCATCTGCTGACTTCTCACCATATGCTCTAAGAACTAAGTCTTTGAACATCTCTATGATTCTCTTTAAATCATTTGTATCCACGATTCTCTTGAGCATTTTAGTTAATCCACCATCAACTGAATATTCCATTTCGGTAACTTCAGCCTTTGATAGATTAAAATAAAAATCCTCTGTTCTATTATTTCCATCATAATCAGTATATGTTATAGTCTTTTTTAACATTTGGTTTCCCCTTTCAAGTTTAATTAAAAAGAGCCCCTACCCATATAGTAAGGGCACTTTATCTTATTATATTATTTAGCCAGCTGCTAACATTGTAATTATTTCAGATGGTAGTGGTAGTCTAGGAGCAACTCCTGGCGCTCCATCAGTACCATAAAGGATGTCTTCAATTGCCTGCATCTTAGCTGCAACAACCTTAGTTGAATCTAGTATCAGTTGTGCACTTGGCTTGAATCCAGGCACAGGAACTGGAGTAGTGGTTAGAGCCCATGAGAAAGTTAATGCTTCTGGAGAGTCATTTACAGTGTTATATGCTTTCTCAGATGGAGCAGCTTTTGCACCATATATTAAATGTAGCTTATAGCCATATGCCTCTCCTTCAGTATCATTACCAAGTATGGTTCTATACGCCATACCGAATGGTTTTCTAGGTTGCTGACCTACAGTGACACCAACTCCAATTTCAGCAGTTCCATCGCATGCACCAAAATCATCTGGATAGGTGTATGCTTCAACAGTTGCACCGAATTGCTCAGCAGATTGAAGATCAAGATATTTTCCATCATCTGCAAATATAGGATTTGATTCTGCTCCAGAAGGACTTTCTGTAACTGCGCTCAATCCATTCCAAGCTACGCCTAAAGGATATACTCCTGCAGCGTCTTGTGGATAGAGAACGCCCATTTTTACACCTGTTTCATAGAGCCTTTCCCCCGATTTATCCCAAACTAGTTTCATATTATTGTTCCTCCTCGTTTAATAATATATATTATATATATCGTGATTGAGATTGTCTGCCGTATAATGTCTTTGAAAAGAACACATCGGCAGTTCTACTATTCCTTCTAAAATTGGACTATCTGGATCATAATCGACAATAGTTAGATCATATCTATGTTTATTTAGATATAATTTATCATTTGCATATTTCTCATCACCAATAGTTCCTCTTGAGTATATTATACATGGATAAGTCAATGCATAATTTTCTGGAGGTTGAAAATATACATTTGGTACCAAAGTTAATAATAAATTATGAAGTTGTTCCCTTTGGCCCATTATATACACCTCCCATAGTTAAGATTAAACGAGGTCTTTGGACTTCAACTTTAGTGACTTTCCAATAAACCCCTATCCATTTCACATATCTCATTGCATAGAAATTCTGGTCGGCAAAGGTATCGGCTACAATACTGATTCTATTACTAACTACTAGATCATCATTCTGATTCTCTCCCGCTTGCCAACGTCGTGAGTTCTCTATAATATCTCCTGAATAACTTTGTTCCGTTATTACAGGTACAAATACCCCTGGTTTTGTTTCTTTACTTTCTACTCCGTAGCCAACTACCCCAAAAAATTTTGCCATTTTGAACCTCCTTTGCTAAGAAATAAGGTGGGCCTCTAAATAGAAGCCTCACCAGTTATTATCCATTAACCAACTGCACCAGGTTTAGACTCTATAACAAGAGCTGCATAAGGCTTAGTTAAAGCACCACTAGCTCTAGTCTCGATAAGATACTTCTGGGCATTGAAGTCTATATCGAAGTCATCAAACATGTTAACAGCTCCACCCTTATCTGCACCAACATTATAATCGTCAAGATTTACAACGATTCCATGAAGAGTCATTGTGTCAGCACCAACAGTTCTAGTCTTATTTTCCATTACAGGAACAGTAATTATTTCTTTAACTCTTAAAGTAGTTGCTAACTTAGCTACTGAGTCATATATCATTCTACCAGTTGTATCTTCAAGAAGTAAGCAGTTTGTTAACATATCCTCAGTCATATAAAGTGTAGGGTCACCAGAGCCTTTGTAGTTCTTTCTAGCTTTTATAGTTGATTTTATGAAGGATCTTGCCATGTCATCTTCAGTAGCAGCTACTGCAACATTAAATGAAACTTTAACACTGTATAAGTCAGCATCAGTCCAGATTGGTCTCAGGCATTGTTCATTAATCTTGTCATCGGAAGCATTTAAACGTCCATCACCAATAAGAAGAGCTCTAGCAATTTCCTCATCAAGCATCATTCTCATTTCAGTCTTTATCCAAGCAACAACGTCAAAGTCAGTTATGTCAATAACGTCATCTCTGTCTAATTTCTGCTTCTTGTAGATGGTTGTAGGAGATGTAGTTCTCTTTAATAGAGAGAATACTTCGTCTATCTTCTCCTTTCCTTTGATGTAACCTTTAGCTCTAGCGTCATCAGCTGTGATATCAGCTAATATAGATTTGATTCTGGAGAATGGTGTGTGGTGAACTGAGCTCATAACTTTTGCTACCCATCCAGTATCTCTCTTTATGAACTGAGGAGTTCCATCGATAGTTTGTGCATCTGGGAATAAATAGTCAATGTTAGTTACACCATGAGAAATTGCGCTATCTTTTAGACTACCATAGCGTTTTACGTCTGCAAATATTGCTGCCATTTCCTCAGCATGCTTTAGAGAATCTTTGTCCTCTGTTTGTTTGTCAAAAATGTTTCTTTTCATAGTAGAATTTCCCCCTTTATTTGAGTGATTTATAGTTTTATCATCTTTGGTAATATCATCACCGGTGTCTGAATGAGTAGCTGTGCTAGCAGCTGCATTGTCAGCAATAGCTTGACTTACCATTGCATAGAAAACAGTCTTTTGTTCTTCATTCATGGAATCGAAAACCTCTTGTACTGTTTTATCAGTAGCAGCATGTTGAACAGCTGTTTCTTTAGCTGGATCAACCTTAACTGGGTCCACTTTAGTTTCTTTAACTGGGTCCACTTTAGTTTCTTTAACTGGATCTACTTTAGTATCATCATGTTCTATATCAGTTAGAGAGATTTCCTGATCTGCAAATATAATAGCCTCAGTTTCATCATTTGTGCATGTTCCATCACCATGTTGAATCTGTAAATTGTCTATAAATGCTCCTGGATTAGCTCCAGCTAATACTAAACTTACCTCTCTTATTTCTCCATGCAGAACATTTTGTCCTTGCTGTTGCAATTTGTTTGCATGAATTGATAATGCATGAATATCACCATGTTGAACTAGAGCCTTGGCGGTCTTTCCAGCCTCTGTATCATTAAATGCACAGTAGGCATATACACCATCTGCCCTATTTTCTAGAAGCGCATGGCCCAAGACGTTGCTTACACTGTCATGGATATGCTGCCATACAAGTGGAACTATCTGCCCATCATTATGTTTGAAGGCATCTTTACGAATTATTCTTCCGTCAGAGCATTTAAGATCTGCTTTAGTGGCATAACCGCTAAAATCAAATTTTGTTTTTGCCATTTTTAATTATCCCCCTTTATTTGGATTTTAATTTAAATTAAACACATTATATCGGTTCCTAAGGTGTATTATTAACAACGTCACCAGGAGCCGGGGGTGATGTGTTCTGGGTCTGATCTGGAGTAGATGCATTTAGATTCTTATTTCTTAATTCATCTGCTTTAGGGTCGCTCGAAGGTTTATATCCGATTATACCTCTCATATCATTAGAAGATAAGATCTCATTTCTTGTAAATTTATCAGCTATATCTGCTAATTGACTTACAGGAACCAACCTGAATGGATCTCTTATATAAATAATTGATTGTTTTTGAGACCTAGCAGTTTTGGTTAAGAACTTTCTCTTTGCTTCATCTGATATAGCAGACACAAAAGGTTCAACTGATCGGTTATAATAGTTAATCATAGTCTTTTCGTCAGCAGTACCATCTAATACGCTTTGTGTTATTCCTAACTGGCTATATAGCATGCTCGTTAAGAACTCGATTTGGCCCATTAAATTGTTTTCTACTGGACGGTTCAACTGAGTAACTTTTTCAGTCCCATCAGTGTAGGCGATACCATATCTAGAACCAGATAATTGGTCCTCGATTTCCTTCCTTCTCTTATCCGCCTGTTGTCTTCTAGCTTCACTCTTTATTACATATGGCAATTGAACTATTAAATCCAATTTACCAGACCCACTTTGTTGATCTATGCTGTCTAATAAGTTTAACTTTGAGACTAGTCTCTGCATTGTAGAGTTATGCTCATTTATAACAGCATATAAAGGATTTTCTATAATTCCTACCTGACTTTTTGGAACATCAATGTCTTCCTGCATGCCTGTTCTATCATTATAGACTCGCACTTTAACATAATCGGCATGCCAGATAAGAATTTTACCAGTTCTCATTGATAATATATCATAAGACTCTGATATTAATGGGTCACCAGTTGTATCAATTGGTACAATAGCAACTGAGCCTTCATCCAACATAGACATAACTACGTCTTGGATAAACGCACGCCCTGTTTGATCTTTATTAGCCTCTAGGGTTAAACAATTATTTAAACCTGAGTCCATTATAGACGATAAGCGACCATTATCATCTAATCTAACATGATTTATGGATATAGCAGCTACGTCTAGAGCAATACGATTGTATATGGATGTTATAATTGATCGTTCATTACCACGCGTTAATCTAGGTCTGTCAGGCCTATAAGAGTATCCCATACCATAATCCATATAGTACGTGGGATCCTTATTTACAAACGCATTCCATGCGCGTGATAATCCGTCCCTTAATCCCATCCCATCACCTCCCCTTATTAATGCTCTTTATTCAAAAGCATCTTTGTTTGCTTTGTATGCAACATAAGCATCCATCATTGCCGATACGTTATCTATCTTTTCTTCATAACGTTTCTTCATTAATTTTCGATTTCCATTTGTATCTTCGAGAGTGACACAATTACCCATTGCAAATGTCATCAACTCTTCATCAAATAATAACATACGTACTTCTGATAAGTCCTTAAGTTCGCCTAATGGTACTGATTCGGTTCTTGCTCCTTGAATTACCTTCTCAATTCCGAAAGGTCCATTTTCTTTTTCCCAACGTTCAACAAATTCTTTTGCATTATATGGGTCAAATCCAAAGCACCTAACATCATATCCAGTATCTTCTATGTGTTTATCAAGATCATCATATACTTCCATCATATCAAGAACTGTACCATCTAATACAATTAAGCTTCCTTCTTCGATAAACTGATCATATTTCATACGCATAGCGCCTGGCAATTTCTTAAGAGTAAATGACGTAATATAAGACCTAACCTTTATACCAAACTTTCCACCTCGTAGAGGAAATAGAAACGTAAACGCACAAAAGTCATCGCCTTGAGATAAGTCACCGCCTAAAGCGCATGGCATATTCCAGAAAGATTGAGCTTTGTGGGTTAAGGTTTCTTCATAAGTAAAGAAGTAGGTATATCCTTCCATAGGGATACCAAACCTCTTCGCTAGTATGTCGTTTCTAGCTGCAGGAGCCTTCTCAGCTCTATCCACATCCAACTGATATGTTTCATAAGATACAGTTTTATCAAGATTAGGGTTGGCTTTCAACCACATTGATGGATCACTAACTTCTTCAATATTATCTAGTTTATACCACCAAATAGATACATGAGGTGCATAGTAATCGCCCCTTAGAATATCCATTAATTCCATTTTAATAGTGTCTCCACTACCGTTTCTAACTGTACCTTCTGAACTCATAGCTAATATTAGATAATCATCTAATTTAGATGCACCTTGTTCAATAGCACCGACTACATCCTCACGGATATCTCCTGAAAGCCATTCGTCAACAGTGGATATCTTAGGTCTAAGTCCTTGTAATTTGTCGATACTCATAACTCTGATTTCGAGTAAGGATCCAGTTAGGAAGTTTTCAACACCTTTCTTTGTAGAAGCGAGTTTCATGCGGTTTGCTTTAGAGCCAGTCGTGTTTTGTAGAGATCCGTCAGTTAAGAATTTGTAAAGTGGCCCTCTAGCACGAGTAATCGCAGTTCTAATCGGTGACATTACTTCTTCGGCTTGCTTCATCGTAGGTGCAGTTGTGATTTGATGTGTAGTTGATGTATCAACATTTAAAAAAAAGTTTTGAATACAAGAACCGTACATCGATTTTGCTGCGCCACGAGCTACTATAAGATATTGTTTCCTTATGAGTCTCTTCTTTATTGTCTTTCTTACAAATTGACCGCCCTTTTTACTAGCAAAAGGTTCATATACACTTCGTTCTTCAAAGTAATACCATCCAAAAATTTGTTCTGCCCACAATTTAAAGGAATCTAGAAGATATAAATCTGATCCATCGGTTAGGGTTAATTCATTCTCACAATACTTTATAAATCCTTCAACTGCATCCTCATCATAATATACACCAGGATTATCTATGAGGTCATCTATACGATTCATCTCCATTGAGATTTCTTCGCAGACAGGTATATCGCCTCTCATGACCGCATCGCGAAATTGCCCATAATACTTAGGAACTTTTCTATTGGATAATGACATAATATTTTACCTTCAAGTACTAGTCTTTCATGGTTTTCTTTAACAAATCATCAACTAATTTCTTACTATGAGCAGATAGATATTGATTGATCATATTCTTACCTTGAGTGGCAATGATATCTTGTACAAACTTTCTTCCAGGGCTTATTTCATTTTTTGATAGATTTTTATATTGTTTTTCTAAAAGAACACGTTCATTATATGTCTTAAGTTCAGCATTAGTCATCTCGCTAAGCTTTTTACTTTTAAGATTTAATTTTTTCATATAATCTTCGCTATTAGTAGTTCTAATAACTGTCGGCGTCCTGGATTTTCTATGACCCCAACGCATTCCTGGTATTCCAACATGTTCTAAGTATGTTCTGTCATACATTTATATCCTCCCCTCCCCTATACTACTGGCTTAGTAGTTGTAGTAACTGTAGTAGTAACTGTAGTGGTGGTAGTCGTAGTAGTTCCTGCAGGATCAGTTGTTTCTACTGGTGCTACATATTCAATTTGATATAATAATCTGCTCTCCATCTCATCTATTGAGCGTTTCATTGCATCTAATACAAATGACATTGTTGGCGGATCAAATATCATCTTAACTTTTAGATATACATAGCTTTTTACAGCCTCTATATCCTTTCTATCAGCTACCAATTCGGCCCAAACTTGTGTCTTATCAGTTATGAAGAAACCTGTTTCAGGTCCTAATCCTAATTGATTTAAAACCATAAAGGCCGTGTTAATATGAATCGTAATATCAGGGTCAAACTGAATATTATCCTCCTCAAGACCTAGTAATTTCTTAATAGATGTTAATATACTCGGTATATCATTCATAGATTATACCTCCTTAATGTAGTCTCCCATAACATATCCTTCTGTTCCGTCATCAAGTCTAATATGAACCCAATTAGAGTCTGCAGGTTGTTTTCCAGACACTGTAAGTATATCATCTACGCTTACAATTCGGATAATATTAGACCTAAAATTATAACGTGATCTAACATTCAACCTTATACAATTAACTACAACAACCTTTATTGCTGCTTCGTCTTGTGATTGAATTGTCTCGTTTGTTGCTTCATTTGTCGGTTCATTGGAACTTGGTTCTGTATCATTTACCTCTGTAGACTTTTCGCCCTCAACTGCACTTGATTCTTCGGTTAATTTATTGACAATTTCAGAATCTGCCTGGGCTACACCTTCCTCTTTTACATTTTCAGACATTTTAGTATAATCTGTTTTCATTAACATTTCCCCCTTTTTATTATCAACGTTTTAAACGCCATGGACAAGTATCATTTCGTCGTCTCTCAATTAGTGGTTTAGGTAATAGTGACTCATCTCCATAATGTATAGCAGAATGAGTGTTATAACTAGAAGATATTAGAAATTCCGGATCATATAACTCATCTCGGTCTAACTCTATATCCTCAATTGTTATTGCATTCATATGATGAATATATATGTTGCCAGAAATCTCATAATCCTCTACTCCAAGGTCACATCCATTATCTCTAATAATAATGTCATCTCTTGTTCTACGCCATCGTCTACTCGTATAGAGTAATTGATTTAGATATCGATCATATCCAAATGTTTCTTTACCGATAGAACCATTTAGTCGTAGATATTGGTATCTCTCCTCAATAGTTTTTAGTCTTCGTAACTCTCTATAGGTCCGAATCATAGTCATCTTGATCTGAACCTCCATTACCACTGTATGAACGCATTGCATCTAGAGCTTTCTTATATAATTGATCTTGATCTTTCTGTGATTTTATACTTTCAGTCTTTGCTCTTAGCAGTTCGTTCTCTTTTCTAAGCTTCTCTTTTTCAAGTTGAGCGTAGGTCGAACCAAGTTTTAAAAAGTGAGAGATTACTTGAGATGATGCCGTACCTTCACGAATTTGTTTCTCAGCCAAATCAACAGCTGCGGATATTAATTGGTCTTCACGGGCTTCAAGAGTCGTTGCTGGAGGTCGGCGTCTAACTTGGTTATCATCTTTCTTAGAAGTAGGCATCAACCATTCACTCTCCTTTCTGTTACTTATAATTGCTAGCTTTATTTAATACAGATTTAGCATACGTGCTAATCTTTCCCTGATGATACATACTTATAGCATCGTTGTGATTCATGTTATAAAGCATTAATACTAAGCGAATGTCTTTATACTGGGATAGTAGTTCATTAAGATAATCAACACCTAACAAGATGTTACTATAAGGATCATAAAAATTACTAACGCCTAATCGTGAAGCTCTATTAGCATGCCACCGACTGCTTACTTGCATTAGTCCAAGGCATGAGCCAACTTTAGCTTTTGGATTATAGTTAGATTCATGCTCGATCATACTCATGATAATCTCAGGTGCAACCTTGTTATCGTACTTGGCACAAATCTCACGAACGTATTGCTTTATCTGATCCTTTTCAGTCAACTTCTTAGGAGTTGGTATTCCACTTCCACCCCTTGATAGTATTTGCTTATCTGATTCGAGGACGGCAGTTGCTACTTTTAGTTCCTCTTTAGGAATCACTGGGTCCGGAAGTTTATAAGTAAATAAATTTGATGTTTTAATTGTTATAGGAGAAGCTACATTGACAGTAGGCTTGTCCACTAAATTATTAAGGGCATGTTTTATAATTGTAATCCTAATTATTGCCACTAAAGCTGTCAATAGCAATGCGATGATTACACATAACACTACTCTAATAAAAGTATTGGCATAGTCTCTATGATTTCTGTTCATGTTTTTCCTCCTTTTTAATTAGTTTCTGGACACTTTTAAGCATGGCAGATATAGTTTAATAATACTTTGCAATCTTGAAAGAGGTATTCAGGCTCACCATAACCTGTTTGGGGTAATAAAACCATCCGCCATGCTTAAAAGTGTCCAGAAATTTTCCCGCCGGGGATTTTTTTAGG